AGTTATGGCTGTAATACGGCTTTTCCTGGTTTATGATCATAATCAAAAAACAGAGAAGAGAAGAACACAACAAAAAGCCATTTCGCGTTATAGCCATTTTAAAGGCTGTACACGCGTTTTTTTATTTCAGTAGTATAATTTCACATATTCAGAAAATAAATTCAACAGTGGTCAATTGTGAGCGCGTGGCGTAGTGTAAAGTTGTTTTGCTTTGCAGCGCATGAAAAACCAGGTAACCGGAACCGAAACTGGCCCGTGTCCGCGAATGACGGACAGGCACGAAAAAAATTTTCAAATTTTTCGGAGTAGGGGAATGGCTAAAAATAGAAAAATTTTTCTCAAAAAAAGCTCGTTCTGCACCTTTTTTTTGAATCAAAATCGTTCTGCGGATTTTTTCTGGTTTTCGTTCTGCAAAATTCTCCAATGAAGCAACAAAAAGCCGCCTGGTTGATTCCAGACGGCAGTGATCATCTCATTCTCAGCACGATTGGTTGGTGGCTTTGAGGGGTTAAGCGCACCAAGCCGGGAAATCAATCTCAATCTCATGCTCATTCAGAAGGTAGATGTGGGTTATTCCCCACGCTTTTTCTTCTCCCAGTAGCGTTTGTTGGCCTCACGCTTTTTGTCTGGGTTCGCTTTGGTGTAAGCTCTCTGGTAAGCGTTGTGCTTTTTTTTAGCTTCTCTGCTCATGCCAGAGGGCTTTTTTCTCGCCGGGTCCTGTCCTACCTTCATACGTATCACCTCCTTTACAATGTGTGGACGCTATATAAGATAAAGATAAAGATACTGGTATCAATCTGGAAGATCTGTGTACTTATCGATCAGGTTCTCGGCGTAGTCTGAGTCAGCGTCACGTGATTCGGAAAGCATCGCATTGGCCTCGGCATCCTCTGAGAAACCTTCGTGTACTTTCTGCCAGAAGATCCCTGTCACTGGGTGTACGGTATTGGAAACCATCATGGATTCCAGAGTGACGGCACACATCATACGAGCATCGGAAACAACAGCTTTCTTCTTCGGGTCATTCTTGAATTTGCGGTCGTGCAGGATATCATACGCTATTCTTCTGTCAATTCCCATTGCCATGTAGGCTGCAAGATAGGTCATTGGTTTGCCGTTTTCCTCGCACATGTGTGCATAACGCATCAGGCCGTCAGCCATTGCTTCCGCTGTGGTTCCCTGCGCGCGTACTTCCCTTCCGATGCGCGCCACATTCATGAGGAACTCGGCATATCCAGTGTCTCCATATGTGGAGATGTAATCGCCGGTGGTTCTACCTCTTGGCTTGTATCGGCTTTTCTTTGGGACCAGCAGACCTTCTGGGTCATTGGATTCGCCCATTCCAGCCAAAGAATACTGATCGTCTTCATTCTTCATTGGTTATCACTTCCCTTCGTTGCCGATTCAAGTTCCCGAAACTGCGCGCACTGGAACGCAAAAATATAATCGTTCATCAGCATCTCGCATTTATCTTTATCTTCTGGGTATAAGCGGAACCACTCATAGCAGTATGCTAACCCTATGTAGAGATTCCGCTCGGTAATGGTAAAGTCTTCCTTGCAGTCATTGTTGTATGCAAAGACCTTAATCTGTCCAATATTGTAGCTCATGATTAAAATGGTAATTCGTCAGCGGATTTGACTTGATCGTTCTCCTGTTTCACCCATCCACGCTGTTGCCCGTACTTATCCGCATAGAACCGGCTTTTGAGTTTCTCCCATCCTTCCATCTTGCTCATAATCTGCCCGATCTCTCTGCTCTCAAAAGGCTTTGGACCGGAAATGGAATCAGGATAGAGGCAGTCTTTGTAAATCTGAATCGCGCACACCTTCATCCCTGGCATGAAATGCTCCAGATATGATTGGATCTTGCCGATTCTCCAGTCATCTTCCATCGCTTCGTCCTGCATCTGCTGATACTCCTTCAATAAGTGATAGTCTGCGAATGGCGGCATATTGCCCTTCTTGTATCGCTCACGTGCCTCTGCCCAACACTGTAGGATATACTCTTGGCACTCTTTCTGATGATCAAACAGATCGTAACCGGAACTGTGTGCGGTCACTGGATAGAATCGCCGGTTGCCGGTCTTGTCCGTTAAAAACCGCTCGTTGTTTGTGGTCCCGATAAAGATGCACCGCCTCGGATACTCCACAGGGTTCTTGTCATACGGCTTGCGGTATTTATCCTTTGTGCGCGTAACATAGGCCTTGATGCTCTCTACATCGTCCGCTTTCTTAAATGCTGAAAGCTCCGGTATCTCGCACACCCATGCTCCAAAGAGAGCTTCCACCGCGTCCGCTCCGTCCACCTTTTTAACCTCGGTAAACCAGACCTCGTTGATGGCAAGCCATTTGATGAAGGTACTCTTCCCTTCTCCTTGCTTGGTTCCAACAAGAACCGGAACATCATCGAACTTGCATCCAGGATTGTAAAGGCGATTGATACCACCGGCAAAGATAAGGCGTGAGACTTCTCTGGTGTATTCCGTGTCTTCTGCTTTCATCCATTTGGTAAGGCAATGCTCCACACGATTCTCACCATCCCACTCGATTCCTTCAATCAGTTCAATGATGGGGTTATACTCTCGCTGTTTAAAGAGCATTCTGAGCGCATCAGCGTGTTTCTGTGGAGAGTACAGCTTATACTCTGTCTCAATGAATCGCTTGCTCTCAGCGTCTTCTGTATCGCTCCAGTTGGTCAGAATATCGCCCTTTGGATCGTGCCGAATCACCTCTGCCTGGTTTGTGATCAGGTTAAAGCGCACAGTGCGGTAGAACGGATCGCACAGCATGATGTTCAGAAAATTCTCAATACTTTCCTTTGGCGCACCATTGTCATCGAGATCCAGATAGGCCGGCTGCATCTCCCGATTAAAGCGGATGTCCTCAATGCGCTTGTTATTCTTTATCTGCCGCTCGCAGGAAGTCATGATGGATTGTATCGTCCTCTTGTCTCCTACCTTGCTCGCACGGTCCAAAAACGCTGCCTTGACTTGCTTAATCTCCACAGAGTTAATGTCCTTGATGAAGTCATAGATATCAGGCACGGATTTAATCAGTTGCATCATATCCATGTCCTCCACCTCTGTGAGGAGCATCTCGACCGATTCCTTATTGGGATTGTATGAATCTGACACTAATCATCCACCATCCCCATCAGGATTTCGCGTCCTTCGTAGTACAGAATATCGTGAATCAGCTTCCCAGACACCGCTTCCTCACACATGACAATACGGCAGTTATATCTCGCCTGAAATGCAAGGATGGATGCGATGAGCGATTTTGGCTTGTATTGCGAGCGGTAAGAACCGGAGTATGCTTTCTTGAACGTGCTGTTCTCCAGGAGCAGCCACATGCGGATATTGTTTTCCTTGGCTCGCTCAAACTCTCTGATAAACCGCTTTCGCTCAGACCCGAAGCACAGGCACAGTTCGTCCAGATTCATCTTCCGCTCCACCGTCACGTCTTCGCTCATGTCATACCATGTGCCGTCAGGGAACATGAACTTTGCGGAGTAATCGCCGGTGTGGATGGTCGTGCGCTCATACGGTACATCGAACTGCGCGTATCTCGCTCTTGCTCGCTCCGTGTCCTGTTCCCTGGAATCGATGAGGATGGTCATTGTCTGTAAAGCTTCCTCGACTTCCGGTACAGTCATCGTGATTCACCTCCTTCTTCACTTTAAGGGAACCACCACGTTAGTGGCAGTCCCCTGTGTATTTAAAGTTTAGAATGGAAGTTCCCCTTCGTCATCCACCGTTTCTGCCACCGTAGCAGTCTGTGGACGATTGGCGAGCGGTTTATCCTTGAGCAGCTTGCACACACCCTTGCGGACATCCTCAATGGGAGCGGAGCCGGCAGCCTCGGTTGTCCATCCGCTGCGTCCGTTGTACTCCCACTCTTTGTTCCGATACAGCACACCGACCTTCTTGCCCTTCAGGGTCTTCTCATCCCAGTTCCAAGTGTAACCAGGGTTGGATTCCTGCACTGCGTAGATGAAGTTGCCGAAGGTCCGCTTGGTCCATCCATCCTTCTCACTGCCGTCATCCTTTGGGATGGAGAGACGATAGATGCCGCGCCACTTCTTATCCTCACGGTCGTTGCCGTCAAAGTCCTTCTTCCAGAAACCGGCGTAATCACCTTCTACGATCTCGATTGCGAGCGAGAGGAAAGACACTGTGCCGTAGCTGCCTGAGTACTCCTCTTCCTTCACGCTCTTAATCTCGCACACATATGCGCCGGCAGGAAGAATCTCTCTGCCACTGGATGCCTTTTCTGCTTTGAATCCGTTGAATGCTTTCATAAATCTTTGTTCTCCTTATCTTTATATTATTGTTTACTCTACAATCTCTCCGGTGCTATCATCAGTAGCCATATGGAGAGGACAGCTTGC